TAGGTTACACACCTGGTTCACGTAAGAGTGCAAAAGCATTATTGAATATCACTTTAAATAACGTAACTGATAATCCAAACTTTGTAACAATCCCTAAAGGTACAAAGTTTAATGCACAGTGCGGAAATAAAACGTTTACATTCTCTACAGATCGAAATCATAGCGTCACAGCATTAAATGGTGTTTATTCAATTACAGACGTTCCAGTGTATGAAGGTAAAGTAGTAAGAGAGTTCTATACAGTAGGTAGCACAACAGATCCACTAGACTATATTATCAATAACGAAAACCTTGACATCGATAGTATTCGTGTTAATGTACGTGATAATGTAAATGCAGTGTCCAACAAAAAAGAATATATCAGAAAGACTTCTATATTTGGTGTACAATTAAATGATCGTGTATTCTACTTAGAGCCTTACTTCGATAATCTATATAAAATTGATTTTGGTCGCAATAAGTTTGGTGCTGAACCAGCAAGCGGTAATGTTATTGAAATCGAATATCGTGTAACAAAAGGTAGTGAAGCAAATGGCGCACGTAACTTCTCACCTATTAATAACGTAGCAGGCTTTCCTGCACAGGTCACAAACACATACACTGCGAAGTTCGGTGCTATGAGTGAGAGTGTAGAAGACATTAAGTTCTTCGCACCTAAATCTATTCAGACACAAGAACGTGCAGTAACTAGATCAGACTACGAAATTCTACTCAAGCAACAGTTCCCGTCTATTCAAGCAATCTCTGTATATGGTGGTGATGAACTAACGCCTCCACAATACGGTAAAGTGTTTATCTCTGTTGATGTTCTCGGTTCTATCGGAGCGGGCGACAGTGAGATTATTGCATTTAAAGAATTCATTCGTGAGAAAACACCACTGACTATCGATCCAGTATTTAAAGCGGCTGAGTTTATGTACATTGACATGAACTTACGTGTCAACTATAATCCTAACTTAACTACAAAGAACTCTGCTGACATATCGGCACTCGTAAAGACAGCTATTACTGATTACAGCGAAGCAAATCTTAATCAGTTTGGTATAGCATTACGACAGTCACGTATAGCAAATTACGTAGATGCAGTTGACGTTTCAATTCAGAGTTCAGAGATTTTGTCAAAGGCTATTATTGAGTATAAGCCAGCACTTAATGTCATAACAAACCCAGCGTTTGATTTTGTTAACGAACTTGATCGTCCATATGCATTAGACGAAACAGTAGGCTTTGCTAATTACGAGCCTGCGATCTCAAGTTCTACGTTCACAATGAACGGAACAGAAGTTATATTACAAGACGATGGTATAGGCAATATTCTAGCAGTAACATCTGCGGTCTCTACTAGACGTATCTTCCAGAGAAAAATTGGTACTGTAGATTACGCTACAGGTCAAGTTAAATTGTCTAAGTTTAAAGTAGATTCTTATTCTGGTAATAACGCAATTAAAGTATATGCTAACACAGCAAACAAAGATATTAAATCACCTAAAGATAGAATTCTTATCATTAGACCACAAGATGTAACTATTAATGTAAGGTCCATCTAAACATGTCAACCGTAAGACCTTCGAGTAAACAAGTTCGTAAGAACATTTACACTGATATACCTCAGCAATTTCCTGGTATCTATCGGGAAGAGGGTCCTATCTTTGTTGATTTTGTTAAATCGTATTATGAATATATCGATACAAGACAAAACGATTTTAGAGATGCGTTTGCTATTAGAGATATCGATACTACGTTTGAGCGTTTTCTATTATACTTTAAAAAGAAGTATTTAAATGCATTACCTTTAAAGGGTCCAGACGATACTCGTTTTATTGTAAAACATATTCAAGACTTATATCGTAGAAAAGGTTCTAAAGAAAGTGTAGAACTATTATTTCAAATGTTCTTTGACAATGAGATCGAAGTATTCTATCCTAGCTATTACATTCTACGAGTTTCAGATTCAAAGTATGGGTCAACACGCTATCTTGAAATGGCACCTGTACTTACTATTGTAGATTATCCTATTCGCAAAGGCGATAGAATATCAGGCGATACTTCAAAGGCAGACGCTTTTGTTGATGAACTCGTTTTTCAGACTTTAGATGGTCTGATTGTACCCATTCTATATCTATCAAATTTAAATGGTGCATTTACTAGAGACGATAACTTGCGTGTGCGTGGCGCACGAAGTGGTGTAGAAGTTGATCTATATCCAGGGCAAGATATCTTTGGATCGATCACTAGTGCGCCAATTGAAAGAACTAACCGATCAGCAGGCAACAAGCCAGGTGATAAAGTTATTATTAGGTCTAATAAATCAGGCATCAACGCAACTGCCGCAGTATCAGAGATATCTGAAGCAGAAACCGCAGTCATTGATTTTGATATCACAGATGGTGGATGGGGTTATTCAGTTGCAGTAATTGATAATGTTATTCAGACTTCTACAGGTACACTTGCGTTTCAATTGTTTCCAGGCACTTACGCTGATACATACACACCACAAGCTGATAGAAGCGGATTCCCAAAAGTTGGTGATTACTTTATCTCTGATGCTACACTATCAGCAGGTACAGCAAGATTTAATTCGGGCGGATCTGGTTTATCGGGAGCTACAAACTTTGCGTATGGTCAAGTCGTAGGTATTGATCAAGATAATGATCTAGTATTCGTAAACTTTCCTTCTGCAAATTATAGCTTAATTACTACAGACAATACTTTATATTCAAAACCTTTGAATAACGCAGAACCTTTTAGATATGGGTTCGATGGTTACTTCTATGATAAAGGTTATCTTATTAGTGGTACAGACATTGCATCAGAGTTTTCTCTATTTGTCAATGATCCCAGTGGTGGATCCTTTGAACCTGGTCTTAATTTATTCTTTGAAGAAGATATTAATGGTAGAAAAAGATTTGACGTAACAGACACTGGCACAATTACTATCGCCGACTATAATGCTGTTAACGAATTCTTCAATGGAGAACTCACAGATCCAACTCAACGTAATTGGATTAGAGTAAATATAGAACAATACCTAATTGCTAATATCGATAAAATTGTTGGACTAAGAGGCGATCTTACTGGTTACTGGTCTGCAATTACAGCCGCAGAGTTTATAAACGATAGTGATCCACACGTGAATCCAGGCACAGCATATCCTAAAAGTGGATATATCACAGCGGTGTCACCGTTTAATAATACTGCTTCATATAGAATTGGTGAAATCGCTGATCCTGAGACAGTTAGTTTTATTCCTGATGTTATCGGTGACTTTGTAGATGTTCGATTAGATAGTATAAACTATGGCATGTCTGGAGATTTGTTTGAGACTTTAGATACTACACTTGCAGAAGCGTTTAAACCTGTTACATATAATATCGGCACTATCAAGAGTTTGATTATTACAGACAATGGTCAAGGTTATCAATCAGATGTTAAAAGTTTAATTACTCAAACTGAAGTTGCGAAGTATGACAAGCGTGACGTTGCTGTTATATTTGAGGATGTTCGCTTTAGTGGATACCAATCAGGTGATATATTTGAGCAAACAATTCAAGTTGAACAAACTCAAAGTGGTATACTAGAAGATTATAAAGTACGAGCAAGATTTCTAAGAAGAGATGGTGACATCTTCTACTTTAGACCAATCACGTTCTACCAGTTTGATAAGAAATTTCCAATTGTGTACAGAGGCGAAAGTTACAATGTACTCAGTGTAGCACGTGATGATTTATCACTGCCTATTGGTCGTAATGCTGTTATTGACGGTGCGGCAGAGTTTGCACGTGGTCAAATCAAATCTCTTAATATCTTAACCACCGGCTTTAGATATGAAGACAATGAGTTAGTAGATATCATTGGTGATGAGAAACTATTAAAGACAACAGATTCAAATGGCGCAGTTGTAACTATTAATAATCCTAACTACGGTAAAACTGTAGCGACTTCACACTTAGAAGTTCTGGGTACAGGAACAACTGAAGCTGGTTGGCTGACAACTACATCATTCTTAAATGACCCAACTAAAGTAATACCAGATAACTATTATTACCAAGAGTATTCATTCGATATTCGATCTATACTCGCACCCGAAACATATACAGAGATTGTTACTGATGTTGTTCAGCCAGCGGGCACAAAACAGTTCGGTTCATCTCTCATAAATACAACTAACTACGTAAACGTTGATCTAGATGCGTCTATGGAAATATATGACTTAAGCATTCAACCGCTTGCACAAGAGATTGCTAATACAAATGTTAGCACACTCGGAGCGGTAGTCGCTAACACTGTTGTTGGAGACTTAGTGGCTATCATACAAACCCTAGATATAGATTCATCAAATACGATAACTCAAGATATTAATGACTAGCAAGGTACCAGAATGGCAAAAGTTGTAACAGAAAACTTTAAAGTAGAAACGACAAACGAACTGTATAACTCATTTCTAAATGAAAATGAGAATGCTATTCAGTCTTTCAAAGAAAGTTTAGAAGCCTATAGTGCAATTAATAACACTGGTTATAAGTATTATTCTTATGTTGTTGGATCTAACGGGTCTGTGACAACATTTGCTACGACCGCAAACATTCATAATGATGTTGTTGTTACAGTTGGTAATATCTTACAAAGTTCAACTAATAATCCACCGGATTACACATTTGATCAAAATACGGGTACTGTTGTTCTCGCTACTGGTGCGCTTACTACTACTGTTAAAATTTGGGGTTTGATTTCTACATTAACAGATACTACAGAGAATGCTATTACTAGTATTGTTAGAGCAGAGATCAATGAGTACCTACCAGAAAATAATTACTATGTCATGGGTTCTAGTATCGATAAGACGAATGATATTTTAAACTCCCAGTTTGAAAAAAGAGAATTCTTGCGCCGTGTTATTTTTGCAAAGAAAATCGATGTTTCAAATATTAAGTATATGTTTAATAGAATACCTTGGGCTGAAAATACTGTCTATGATGCGTTTGATGATATCGAAGACATTGAAACTCTTAATATGTTTGTAACTGTTCCAGATGGCGAACAGAACGAAGGTCCATATAAAGTATTCAAATGTATATCAAATAATAATGGTGCGCCGTCTATAGCTAAACCTTCTGTTAACAGTGTTGACCCTAATATCGTAGCAACATCATCCGATGGCTATATTTGGAAATACATGTTTAACATACCTGTTTCTGAATATGCAGAATACTCAACACAAGCGTCTCTTCCATATGTCGAAGACGTTAGAGTTACAGGTACTACTAAAGAAGATATCTCTAATATAGTTATTCAAAATACTGTATCTGGATTGTTCTCTGGTTATCTACCTGGTATATTGAAGTTGCAAAGTATTCAAGACGCACCTGGCGATAATAGATACACATTAGAGTTTACAACAAACGAGTCTGCTCCACGATCAGGAAACGGTGCTTATGTAGGAATGTATGTTCGCTTTACCGAAGATGGCGCAGTGTACGACATATTAGATAGTAGTACTCCTAATGCGCTATCAACAAATAAGACATTGCGCATTACTGTTGAGAGTGCTACCGCTTTATCTTATTCTGCTCAAGTTTCAAATGCAAATATTGTACCTAAGATTTCTATTACACCTACTAACGATGTAGCGACTGGAACTAACGCAATAGCATGGGGTTCACTAGACGCAAACGGAACATTAAATGGTGTTAATTTTAATGAAAGAGGTAATAGTTACAAGTACGCTACAGCTAGTATATCTTTACCACTACCATTACGACAGACTTATCCAGACCCTAGTTTAGCGGCTTCTTTACGTGTTATTCTATCACCAACAGGTGGTCACGGTAAAGACCCTATTTCAGAATTGTTTATGAGTCGATTAGCATTCATCACAAACTTCTTTACAGATAGTGGTTCAGTAATTCCAGACAGTGGTACATATACTAAAGTTGGTTTAGTTAAAGATCCAACATTTTCTGATGCTACGTTCCCGACCACAATGGATAACAGACTTAAAATTAAGATTACAGGTTCAACTGCGCCAAACGTTAATGTTGGGCAATACTTAGTTGAACAACAAGCAACGCAAATGATACATGCTAGAGTGCATGAAGTAAAACAAGAAAATAGTGTTTGGTACATATATTGTGTCGATTACACTGGTGATTTTAACTCTACGTTTACTTTGGGTGCAACTTTAAGCGCAAAAGATACATTAGTTGGCTTAACCACTGAAACTGTGACTATAAATAGTTCTAGTGGTTCAATCACTTATGGTACTTACGTCCCCTTTAGTGGTGAACTTTTACACTTTGTAGACTTCGCCGCTATTAGTAGAGACGCAGACAGAAAAGAAAAAATTAAATTCGTATTTGACTTCTAGGAAAGACTTATAAATGGGCATTAATACAGACTTAAACATTGATCCGTATTTCGATGATTTTGATCAGACAAAACAATTTAGTCGTGTTTTGTTTCGTCCTGCACGTGCCGTTCAAGCACGTGAATTGACGCAACTACAAACGATCTTACAAAATCAAGTAGAACGTTTCGGTTCAAATGTTTACAAAGAAGGCACCATTATAAGTGGTGTTAATATTTCAAACAGACCTGACATCTACTATGTTAAAATCACGGATTCTGGTATCACAGATCCTAATGTATATTCACAGACATATACAGATGACGGCGTAGCTAGAAACTTTCAACTAGAAGGCGCAGGCTCTGGTCTGATTGCTGATATTATTATAGGCGAAAATGGTTTTGAGACACGTGCCCCAAATCTCAAAACTTTCTATATCGTTTATAAGAATACTACGACTTCAGGTACGACAGAGATCAAGCGATTTAACCAAGGTGAAACTCTAAAGCTAATTGACCCTGATGGTAATGAAGTTCCAACAAACGGAATAACAGTTGCTACAGTTTCAAATCATGCTGGCAGTTCATATGGTATGCAGATCGATGAAGGTATCATCTTTCAAAAAGGTCACTTCATATTTGTAGAAGAACAGTTCGTAATTATTTCTAAGTATGATAATATTCCAGATGACGTTTCAGTCGGCTTTAGCGTAGAAGAAAGTATTGTAGAGTACGGAGCAGACTTAAGTTTGCTTGACAACGCACAAGGCTTTAACAATGTTAATGCACCTGGTGCAGACAGACTAAAACTACGTCCAGTTCTTACTGCGGTTGCATCAGGATCAGAACCAGAAGAATTCTTTGCAATAGCTAGATTTGAATCTGGTAGTCAAATTTCACTAAGAGATGTTACAGCATTTAACGTTGTTGCAGAGGCAATGGCACGTAGAACATACGAAGAAAGTGGTAACTACACTATTCGTGGCTTAGACGTTAGCTTACAGATCCCAACACCTTCAATAGACGCTGATGAGAATCCAATTGCATATGCAGTCATAAGCCCAGGTAAGGCTTACGCATTTGGACATGAAGTCATCAACATGTCTCCTAGAAAATTACGTATTCCTTTCGAAAGCGAAACTACTACTAAGCTACAGCAAGCGATTACTTCTTCTTATGGTCAATACTTTGTTGTCGATACAGATCAAAACGATATTGTTAACTCATTTACGTTAGGCGCACA